ATCCCGATAATATGAGTGGAAAAGAATATGCACAGGCATATTTAACAAGATTATATGAAAAGTGGACAGAAAGGAAAATGGAAAGCTATGATAAGTTTCCTGAAAGTCCTATAGAGGCCGTAATGACCCAAGGAGGCAAATTTTAATGGCAGATATATTTACATTAGAAGATTTAAGTGTTCCTATTCCTTCTCAAAAAGAAGAAGTGAAAGAGGAAGAAAAGGAAGAGGAGTAGTAGATGGGTAATTTAAAAGTCAATATCGCTGAAACGGCAATTGTTGGTGGGAAAGCTGTTAGCAATTCTCGTGATACCAATATAAGCGGTATTAATAATATATATCAAGAAACGATTAAATTGGATAATAGGCCAAGCAGCTATTTATATTTATATATGGAGGAGGGTACTGTTGGTAATCTTGATGGAGAGACTGTATATATTGAAGCTCATACAGATAGAACTTTTACTTTTACCGGGGATGGCACAGGACCCCCCTCTACTACTGTGGAAATGGATGATATATTGCATGCATCAGTAACAGATAACTCTGTGGGGGTTGGACTTGCTCCTTCGATGAGATTGGATGGAGACATTATTCCTACAACTGAAACTCATGCTGATGGAGCTGACGATAGAGTTATATCGGTGACAGATAATGATACATTTGTAATAGCAGGTAATACAGTTTCTGGAACAAATCAATTAGTTTCAGTCTATGGGAATGAAAGAACAATTGAAGACTCTGTAATGGTTAGTGGAGAGAAATATATAACGCATACTCATCCTGATCCAAGTCAGATAAAGCTTGGCATGCGGGTATCAGGAACTAGTATTGGGACAAATGCATATGTTACGAAGATAATTAGTGATAAAGAATTTGAGGTTTCTGTAAATGCTACTGGAAGTTCTACTAATGATATATATATTACTGATTCTATAAAAGTAGAATTTGATGATAGTGTAACTCAAGCTAATAGTACTATACATAAAGCTGGAGTCAATGGATTGACGACTAAAAAAGATTATTTGAAATCTTTAAAAATTTCATTAGATCTATGGGTTAGTGCTGGTGCTCCTTTTGTAATCGGATCTGTAGTTGATGTTACATTCCCATATCTAAAAATTTCTCATGCTGAGCCTGGGGATAGTGTAGTATCCAGAGAGGTTTATGGTTCTGCATATAAAGATTCACTTATTTATGCGTCAACACGAACAAATGCTTTAATTGCTAATAAGTCAGATAAATTTACAAATGAAGCGGTATCTCCACTGCAATTGCTATCTATATCAGATACAGTTTCTGGATCAAGATCCCAGTCTAGATCTGCAGGAAGTGCTTCATTTTCTGGAGATGATCTTAAATATATCAGAATAACTAATACTGGTAGGGAAAATGTATTAATTTATACTCATGTGGGCAGTAGTGATTTAAAGGCTTGGGCACGAAGAGACACAAGAACTGCAGCAATTGAAGCTTCATCTAATTTAGCTGAGCGTTACGGAACAGACCAATATTTTGTTAATAAATTGCTACCAGGACAATCTCTTGTATATAATAATGCATTTGTAGACATGATATCAGATAGTGGGCATGCTCCACAGTTTACCGAGATAGATACTATTTATGGAGTATCTGAGTCATCTTCAGTTGATGGCAAGGTAGAGATATTTGTTGCATCTAAATAAAAGGTAATTATGGCTAAACGAAAAGATAAAACTGCAGAAAGAATACGGAACCTGTTTGATCAGGTTAATGGTGCTACTAGAGTAAAATGGGAGCATGTAAATCAAAAGGGATTTGACTTTTCTAATGACAATCAATTAACTGAGGCAGAAGAAGCGCATCTTGCAGAACAAGGTATGCCTAACTTTACTATCAATCGTATTGCTCCTGTTGTTGAAATGCTTAATTTTTATGCTACTGCAAATTCTCCTCGCTGGCAAGCTGTTGGAGTAGATTCAAGTGACAGTGATTTAGCTCATGTATTTTCTGATATTGCTGATTATATATGGAGTCTTTCTGATGGTAGCACTATTTTCGCTAATGCAATTAATGATGCTGTCACTAAATCTATTGGATATTTATTGGTGACTGTTGACCCTGACTCTGATAATGGTATGGGTGATGTAGTTATAAAGCAGCCTGAACCATTTGATATATTTGTAGACCCTAAGTCACGTGACATTTTGTTTAGTGATGCAGCATTTGTAATGATACGAAAGGTATTACCTTCCAAGCATTTAGAAACAATGTTCCCTGGCTTAAAGAGTAAGATTAAAAAAGCGGCATCTAACGAGAATACAGATTATAACTATACAGAGAAGTCTTTGAAAATGCAAAAAGACTTTTCATATAAAGATATAGGCGAATCTGAGTCCTATGATCCTACTGATGGTAGCAATGATAAGCTATTAGAATTATTTGAAACATATGAAAAAGTTAAAGTAGGCTATGTAAATGTTTTTTATAGAATGCCTCCTGATGAAGAGCAAATAGCTCAAATACAAAAGCAAGTAAAAGTGAGACTTGCTGAAATGCAGGTTGAAATGGAAGTTCAATTGCTTGAGCAAAAGACTCAAATGGAAGCTGCAGTAGAGCAGGGACAAATGCTTCCTGAGAGATATAAATTGGAAATACAAAAGGCTCAAAAGATGATGGAACAGCAGCTTCAGGTTGCTGAACAGCAAATGGTTAGTGAATTGCAGGCTCAAGTTTCCAAGGTAGAGAATAAGATTGTATCTGAGAAAGAATTTAAAATTATATCTAAAGATCCTACATTCTCTAAAATGATAATTGATACAGCTACATTCTATGGAAATAGAATAAAGTTGAGCTGTGTAGTAGGGGATGTAACTCTTTATGAAAAGATACTCCCTGAGCAAATAACGGAATATCCTATTATTCCTTTCCATTTTAAGTGGACTGGTACTCCTTATCCTATTTCTGCAGTTTCTCCATTGATTGGGAAACAAAGAGAAATGAATAAAGCTCACCAGTTAATGATACACAATGCTTCATTGGGTAGTAGTTTGAGATGGTTACATGAAGAAGGCTCTATTGACACAGATTATTGGGAGAAATATTCAAGTTCGCCAGGAGCATTGCTCCCTGTAAGGCCTGGAGCTATGGCTCCTACTCCTGTACAGCCTGCACCATTATCTAATGCATTCTTTGGCATTGTTAATGAAGGCAAGGGAGATATGGAGTATTTGGCTGGTATATATGGTGCTATGCAAGGAGATACTAATACTCAGCATGATACCTACAGAGGTATGCTTGCTATGGATGAATATGGAACACGTAGGGTTAAGCAATGGATGAAGAACTCTATAGAACCGGCATTAAAAAGAGTTGGAGAGGTTGTTGCTCAGTATTCACAAGCTACATATTCTGGACATAGAGTATTTAGAGTGGTTCAACCTAACAATATTAATGAAGAAAAGCAAGTTGAGATTAATGTGCCTATGTATAACGACTTAGGTGAAGCTATTGGTAAATTCCATGATTATAATTCAATTAAGTTTGATGTAAGAGTTGTAGCAGGATCTACATTGCCTATTAACAGATGGGCATATCTTGATGAGCTTAAGCAATACATGCAAATGGGAGTTATTGATGATATTGCGTTGCTTGCTGAAACAGATATCAAGAATAAAGAGAGTATTGTACAGCGTAAGAGTCTGTATAAGCAAATGCAAGGACAAATTGAACAGCTTGAAGAAGAACTCAAGAAAGAAAGAGGAACAAATGAAACTCTTGAGAGACAAATTATTCAATCTGGTATTAAACAAAAAATTCTACATGCTGAATCAGAGATTGATAAGCAGAAGAATAAAATCGCAAGCGGTATGGATAAAGAGTTGCTTGAGACTAAGGCTCAACAAAAGCTTCTTAGAGAGAGCAGAAAGCTCCATACTGATAGCGCACAAAAGAAATTTGAAAGTTCTTTAAATAATATAATAAAAGATTTGGAAAGTTCTGAAGAATAGTATTATATTTAAATGACTTTTACTAAATAGAAAATAGGAGAGTAAAATGGAAGATAAATTGTTTGATGGTAACCCAGAGGATTCTGGCTCTGTCGAAGACTTCTTTTCTGAGATGGAATCTCAGGTGAATGGTGGAATTGTTGACCAACGAAGTGAGCAGGTAACCCTACAGGATGATGGCCCTCAAGCTATACAGCAAGAGACAACCCAAGAAGATCCTAAAGGAACCAACGACACTGTCGATTGGGAAAAGCGGTATAAGGATTCTAGTAGAGAGGCTACTAAAATGCGGGAAGAGTTAAATAGACTCACACCGTTTGTACCGGTTCTCGAAGCGATGGAAACCGATGATGGACTTGTAGAGCATGTTCGTAACTACTTTGAAGGTGGTGGGAAGCCTAAGAGCATTCAGGAGCAGCTTGGACTTGGTGAAGACTTCATTTACGATGAAAGTGAAGCTTTAACTGATCCTAATTCTGATTCTGCAAAGGTGAAAGAGGCTTATACACAACATCTAGTAGATCAAAAAGTAAACTCAGTCTTACAGCAAAAAGAGCAAGCTAATGCTCAAGCATTAAGACAAAGACAAATGTCAGAGGAGGCTGCGGCTTTCAAAAAAGAATATAATATGTCTGATGAGGAATTTGATCAAATGATGGAAGCATCAAAAGGTAGACGCATGACTTTGAATGATATTCATTATCTTGTTAATAAAGACCAGACAGCTGCTAACGTAGCTCAGTCAACAAAGCAAGACATGATGGATCAAATGAAGAATGTTAGAGACATCCCTGCAAGTGTTGGTGGTATAAACAGTCCTCGTGCAGAAAAAAGCCAATCAGACCAAGTGTTTGATTCTCTTTTAGGTTCTGATGGGGACATTGATAACCTGTTCGGATAGAGAAATTTAACTCCTTCCGAACCTTAATCGAAAGGAGATAACTGATGAGCTCAATGAATGGAGACTTAGTACAGTTATCGAATCTAGCTACAACGGATGTAGCAGGTAATGGTCCTGGTGCTGGCCCTAGTATTCCTGGTGGCGGTACTGGTGATTTACGCAGAAAGTATAACTTTGGAAGTCGTGTTTCAGAGTTAGCTATTGCTCAAGATCCGTTTTTTAGATTCGTAAGTAAAGTAGGTAAAAAACCTACAGATGATCCACAATTTAAGTGGACCGAAAAAAGAGATTCATGGCATAAACGCTATGCATATGTTGGTGCAGTATATGATGGAGCTGCCTTTGATGATGATTCAGATATGGGTGCTACTAAATCTGCTGGAGATACATTCCAAGCACGAATGATTGCAGATTATAAAAATTCTGGAAACATTCAAAATGTGTATGGAAACACAGCTAATGACTTTGCAATTGGTGCTTCAGGTACAATGCCTAAGTTCTTTTTGCCAGGCCAATTAGTTAAAGTTCCTACTAATTCAAGTGCTGCTGGATCTGCTCCAGATGACTACATGATCGTTAAAGTTAATTCTGTAACTGAGTATTCAGGCGCAGGAAGCTATAATGATGCAACTGTAACTAGTTCAAATAATCCAGATATGGTAGAAATTAGTTGTACTGTTATTAAAGGCGGTGGACAATATCTTTCTGCTACTGCTAGTATTGATGATGCTGGTACTACTGTAGTACAAGCTACATCTGAAATTGCAGCTACATTAGAGCCAATGAGATGTTATGTTGTTGGTACTGCCCATGATGAAGGATCTGGTTATCCTGAAACATGGAAAGATCAGCCATACTCTACAAACTATGGACGTACTCAAATTTGGAAAACTTCAATGGCAATGACTAATACAGCTCGTGCCACATCATTGAAGTATGATTCAAATGAGTGGGCTCGTGTTTGGAAGGAAAAGTTAGTTGAGCACAAATGGGACATTGAAAACTCATTGTTATTTGGTACTCAAAGTGATACATATCTAACAACTCAAGGTGCTGTAGACTATGTTTTAAACTATGGTAACTCGTTTGACTTAGATATCAATACTAAGACTGCTGATGACTTTTTAGATGATCTATCTAACTATATGGATCCACGTTATAATAATAGTTCTGCAAATGTATATTTTGTAAATACTGCAGTATATAACTGGATGCATAAATTAGGTGGCTATTTTAAAAACAATCTTGAGATTTCTTCTAATTTCCGTGCTGATTTTGCTATGACTGGCAAGAAAAAAGTTATGGGTGTAGATATTACTACATTCTCAACACCTTACGGTGATATGAATGTTGCACGTAATATTCACTTAGATGGAACAAATGTAAAGATATTAGGTCTTAACATGAAATATGCTGCGTATCGTCCACTAGTGGGCAACGGTATCAACAGAGATACTTCTGTATATGTAGGTGTGCAAACACTTGAAAACAGTGGTATTGACCGTCGAGTTGATTTAATCTTAACAGAAGCTGGACTTGAGCTAAGTATGCCTGAGTGTCACGCTATCTGGAAATAGGAGGTTAAGTTATGGCAAATCCAATGTATGGACAAAATAAGTTCGATGATCTAGTAGAGAAGTATATGGCAGCTAATCCAGATTATGATATTACTGCGACTGATAGCGGTGATGGAGTTTCATCTGCAAAAGCTG